TTTTAACGCTGTTTTTACCGCTGCAAAGCATGCATTAGCCGCAGCAAGCTCAAGTAACACGTTAGCTCATCTTTGACAAGACGGTCAACAGTAGAACCATAATTGTCCCAGTGGCCGCTAACAGAATCGTCTCCAGCCGCTTGACGCGCCCAAACAAGTCTTTAAACTGGATACGTACCTCAGTCTTGATTGCAATGACTTCTTTTTCTAGAGCATCAATCCGGCTGTGCGCTGTGTCAACGGTGCGTTCCATGTTCTGCTCGCTAGTTAATTGTCAATTGTAGTGGCTTCCTCTTGCTTTGACAATGAGGCTTTAAGCATTGACAGAAATGCATCTTTACCAACAATTAATTGGTCAATCTGAAACCTAGTAGATGATATTTTACGGTCCAAATCAACGCAGTGGTTAAACATTGCCGCCTGTTCTTGGCTAAAATCTTCAGCGTTGTACTCTACTTCGTCAATCGTTACGATTTGTGATTGTTTGTTTGACATATCGTAGTTCCTTTAATGCGCTACCGAGGTCGGGCGGTGCTTCCCGTTAACTTACCAAGGCTTGCCAGAGGCCGCCACAGGGTTCTTTTGAGCTTCAATCTGAGTTGCCACCGCTGCTTCAGTAGCTGCAACAGTTTCTTCACCCATAGCTGATTTAACCCAGCCAATTGCTTGCTCCTCGGTGATGTCTTCGTAAGCTGTTGTAACAACACCCTCTAGCCCGATAGAGCCGTATGTGCTACCGCTAAACTCACCGTCAACGCCAGAGCAAGTCCAGTGTGCGGTAGTTACAAAGCCGTCAGATGTACGGCGCTCAAGTTGTACGATATTCCATGTAGTCATTTTAGTTTCCTTGGGTTTGACGTTCGGCGGCAGCAGCAGCTTGTGCCTCCTCGTATGCAGCGATAACTTCAGCAGTCCAAGCCGCATTGCAGATAGCCACAACATTAGCTGGCACGCCTGTGAGGTCTTGCCCTGGTGTCAGGCTTGAACGATGGTAGGTCTGCGTCAGTTGAACGCCGTCCTCCATGATGCGAGTTGCTTCGCGGTACAGCACAGCGCCATTCTCAGTTACTGTGGTTTGGTCGACGACTATTTGTTTTGTGATTGTCATGATATTTTCCTTTTGGTTAATGAAGTCCGAATTTGTGGCGGTCACTTTTTATTCAACCCTATACGAACATGACCCATTTAAAATGTTTGCATTAGTAAATGTAGTAAAATCAGCAGTCCCTGACGTTGCGTTATTCGAAAAGCCGTAGAAATAAAGCGAGCTATCGTATGCCTCACCTGTTGGTGATGTCCCGTTAAACTGAACTCCGTGGACATTGGCTATACTAGCAGCCCAACGCATCGTAGCTCCCGCAGAAAATGGAAGCCCTGTTATTGCATTAGATGCCCCTGCTCCGCCATTAGATGTCAGCATAAATTCAAGGTGAACTATGTTGCCAATCTTTGTGTATCTTCCAAGCTGAATACTATAAGTAGCCGTCCCCCCAACACTAGGTGTCCAAGTCCCCTCCTCATAGTCATCCAGCGTATTAGCATCAGCACTGGCTACTTGAGTGGCGGGGAAGGTGATACCTTTGTTAGCTGAGATTATCTCTGTAGCCGAGATAGCTCCGGTTACTGCTAGGCCGGTGCCCATTGTGACTGGGCCATTTAGGTGATTCTTGTCCGTACCTGTTACGTAGAGGCCCCACTTGTTTGTGAATGTTGACGTACCCCCCACCGGTTCGACATACATCGAGTAGGCGTTTGTTCCCGTTGCCCCGTTACTCGTGAAACCGATGTACCTGCCATATAGCGTAGTTACTGCTGCGCCGAACGTCGGGTTAAATACCTCTCCAAACTGCGTTGTTCCAGTAGTCGCCGAAGTGCCTGATACTTGAAAAATCCTGTCACCAGAGCCACCTGAGATTTCTACACGGCCAACTGCCGTCACCGCAGCCAGCGTACTAGCGCCTGTTACATTTACATTGCCAGCTACGTTTAATTTATATGCTCCGGGACTCGTAGTACCAATCCCCACGTTGCCTGCATTAGTTATTCTGAGTCTTTCAGCTAACACGCCATCTGATGCGGCGACTTCAACTGCTAAGACTGCGTTATTTGCTGTTGCCGCTGCTGTATTTTGATAACCAATAATCTTAGCTACCTCAACCGAGTTAGAACTGCCTGCTGGTTTTAAACTAATTGCTACACCACGACCTGCACCACCATTACCGTCAGTAGCGGCAATTATTGCTGTGGAAACCCCAGTAGTACCACCTAATGTCGCTTTAACAACCCCACTCGCATTCACAGCAGCCAGCGTAGAGGTTCCTGATGCCGACAGCGTGGTAAATGCACCTGTGGATGGTGTGGAAGCACCTACGCTTGTGCCGTTAATCGTGCCGCCTGTAATTGTGACGCTTGCCAGTGCGTCCGCTTCTATTGCGTTATTTAGCTCTGCACGAGTGATTTTCTTCATCGATGTGGCAGAGGTGTCATACAACAAGAAAACGTCGTCAGCAGCCGTTGCGGAGCCTGTGATTGCACTTAACGCGCCAGGGTTGACGTTGGCCAGCGATTCTTTAGCCAAAGGGTAGCCGCCAGCTAATGAGCCGTCATGGATGACCGCCGTGTCTTTTGTAGTGTCAATGGTCACCTCACCCTCAAGGCCGGTAAATACTGCGTGTTCGGCCGTTGTGCCTCGGCGATGTTGTACTGCTGTTGTCATTGGTTACCCTTTGGCTCTATTGTGTTAGATTCTTGATTGTATTCAAATCTTTTTGGCGAACCAAAAACGTTTGACTCGATAAAAAAACAATCTTTGTGGTCGTTTATGTGTGCAGCGGCAGCTTCTTGCGTCTGGAAGCCTACAAACATAACAATTTTTTTGGTTTCTTTGTTGATTTGTGCAAATATCATTTTCTACTCGCAAACGCTGAAATAATACAGTTTGTAACCTCGTATGCTGTGTACGCAGGATTATAAAAAGGAACAATCTCGTAATACATACGCAATGTTGCCGTCATGCTTGAGCCAGTGCCAACAACCCTAATTTTCAAGTTGTTTGGAATGTGAGAAGTAGTTTCAAAAACAGACCAAAATTTCTGCGAATAATCTGATTTTTCAATGCCTGCAATTGAAATCATTGGCCTAATTTTAATATTTGTTCCTGCGCTTGACTGATAATCTTCACTGTTAAACACGTAATGAACTTCAACAGTTATATCGTCGCCAACATTTGTCGGGAACGTTAAAGATGCAAAAGTATCAATACCAGATGCTACTGCTGGAAATGTTCCCGCAGTAAAAAATCTAAAAAAGCCGTTGTCAGAAGCAAAAGCGGAAAGCGTAATTGCACCATTTGCAATTTTTAAACCTGTTACTTGCAGGTCGCCAATTTTTGCAGTGGTAATTGCTGCGTTTGCAATTTTTGCATTTGTTATTACGGAATCATTAATTTGAGCTGTATCAGTAATAATTCCAGAAGCAGCTATTAGACCGCCAGTAATCGTATTTGCCGCTATTCGGTCACCCTGTATGTCGCCAGCTTTTATTTTTGCGCTTGTAATAGCCTGCGCGTTTATCTTTTCAGACGTAATTGCATTGGCCGCTATTTGGTCAGCACTTACAGCGCCAGCCGCTATTTTTCCAGCAGTTACCGCATTTGCCTCTAGCTTGTCACTCACAATAGCACCGGCTGCTATCTTGCCTGCCGTGATTGCGTTAGCCGCCAGCTCGTCTGTTCCAATGGCGTTAGCTTGTATCTTGTCCGCGCTGACTGAATCAGCCGCAAGCTGTGAAGCAGTTACGCTACCTGCCGCAAGTTTGGCCGTAGTAATTGCACCAGACTCAATCTTGGCGCTTGTAATCGCGTTAGCTGCTATTGTGTCGGAGGTCACAGCACCAGCAGACAGTTTGGCGGTTGATACGCTGCCAGCCGCTAACTTAGCGGTTGATATTGCGCCGTCTAATATTTGAGTCCCAACAATTGAGCCGGTAATCTTTGCCGCACTTAAATCTGCGATTTGCGAGTTTGTCAGCGTGCCAGTTATTTGAGCAGCAGTCAGCGATGCAATTTGCGCCGCGCTTAGTGTGCCGCTTATATCTGTAGAGTTAACAGCAGCAGTCCAAGCCGTTCCCGTGTATCTATACAGCTTATTGTCAGTGGTTAGAACAGCAGTGCGTCCAGCAAAGTTATCGCTAGACGGCAAAGCTGATACGACCTCGACCGGGCGCAAGTCTTGTGCAAAGTTGCTAGCTGCTAATGTTCCATCAATGTCGGCAGCTAAAGTGCCGGTGACCCAAGCCGCGCCATCATAACGATACAACTTGTTGTCAGTTGTTAGGAACACAACCTTTGCGCCTGTGTAACCCGTTGGGCTTGGCAGCTCAGCAACAACCTTTATCGGTTCGATGCCAGCGGCAAATGAAGCTTCATCTACCGAGCCAGACGTAATACTAAAAATGTCATCAGACCATGCCGTGGTGGACGCATCCCATCTATAAAGTTTGTTTAATGTTGTTTGGTATTTAATCTGGCCATCAAAATCACCCGATGCTGGCAAAGTGGCAACAGGCTCAATACCGTATGCGCCCGCCTCGGAGAATAGGTTAAGAACCTCTGCGCTAAATGAATCGGAGTCTATAAACTCAGTAGTTGCTGAGACGCCTGCGCTGAACCCGCTAGTGTTGCCAGTTCTATCCACCGCTTTTACCCAGTAGTAACGAGTGACATTTATACCCAGTGGCGAGTCAATGTAAGTTGAGCCGCGAATAACTGCAACACGCGAAGCAGTTGCGCTACTGTTTACAGTGTTGCTGTAAACCTCAATATAATCAAAATCTGCAACCGTTGGGTTGACCCAAGTTAATGCGATTTGCTTGTAATTTCCAAAAGCGTTAACAACGCCTGGTGGGTTTGGCGCTGTTTGGTCGCCGTAAGTAATTTCGCTAGCAGATACAAACGCCGATTTAACTCCTAAGGCGTTTATTGCTCTCACTCTTACAGAATATTCTGAGCCAGTAACTGCGCTAGAAATTACATAATAAGGGTTGTTTACAAACAAAGAGTTGTAATTTGATTCTGTAGCAGCCGTTGCGTCAGCAACTGAGCCGTAATCTGCCCTGCTACTTACAGATTCAGTAATAAAGCCGTAGCTCGAAGATGCAGCAGGTGACTCGCTTATTAAGCCCCAGTCAAAATTTGCAGCGCCACGAATGTATTGAACCTCGTATTGAGTAACAAAAGCATTGGTGGAAACGTCCCAGCTTACTAATACCCCAGATTGCGTGCCCCCGTCAGCAGTAATTGAATTTATTGCTGCTAAGGTTAAATTTTCTACTGGGGCTATATAAAAGGCGTTTGGTAGGTTTGTGTTCGGTGCTGCGTCATAAGGAGATTCTTCGTCTGTTGACCAACTGTAAACATTACTAGCAACTTCTCGCAAATCTAAATCAATACCAATAGCATTGCCAAACGCTATATTTGCGCCAACAACCTCAAATGGCTTTGAAGACCACCCCATCCGTGTGTTGTTAATCAAAACAACATCGCCAACGTTTGCCTTCATACCAATTAGCTTCATTGGCATAGACAAAGTTATTTGTTGCCTAGCTCTTAGCAATTCAATTTTAGCCAGCCGTTGAGCCATTGAAGCAGAAGTTGTCCAAGGCAACTCTATAGACTTGAGGTTTTCTTCGCCATTATCTTGCGTTACAAAAGCTGATGATGTAATAGGTGGAAAATCACTTAGGACAAAATTGTCGTCTATAGATGCAAAAACACCTTTCACGCCGTTGAAATTCTCTCTGCGGCTAACTAATGTTTGAACCTTAAAGCCAGAGCGCAAATCGTTTTCATCAAAAGATAATGTTGGTGTGTAATAAGCGCCAGCCAAAATTCTCCATACGCCACCAGACCAGACGCATTTGCCTGCCATAGCGAATACCATCTGATTGATTATGTCGTCAGGCTGGCTTGAGGTTGAAAATGAGCCATGCACCTCATAACGGTTTTCAGCGCCCCCGCCCACCTTGTTTACATCCTCATCACATATGTTTGCAGCGGCAATCAACGAACTTTCATCTATTTCGTTTGCGTAAACTGACCCAAGGCCATATTTTGAATTTGTTAAATAATCAACAACGCATAGCGCTGGGTTTGCAGACCACGCAGATGTTGCTGTTCTTGGGTCGTAAACCTTCTTGCCTCTAACAATAACTGAAAGGTTCGGTATGCCGTTGAAGTAAGCATCCTGGTCGTACTCAAGGCGTAAATAAACTAACGCGCTACCCCGAACCCTATGATTAGCAGTCCATTTAGCATCAGACTCCGAGACCAAATCTGAAAAAGCGGTTTGGTCATCAGTGCCTAGCTTGTACTGAATACGAGCCTTGCCGCTGTACTGCCCCCCCGTAACATTGCCGGAGCCGTCAATGGTTATTTCTTTTTCATTAAAGTAAAAAGACTCAATAGCGTCAATCTCATGCCCAGCAATGGCAACAACCATGTGCAAATATTTATTGGAATTGGTAGATTCCATATAGAGAACAACACCGCCAATTCTTGAGCGGCCATAAATAACGCCGTGTGGCGCTATTGGTTGCCTTGAGGTAACCGTCCTATCCTGTTGGGTAATCGATGCGCCTGTAGGCGTCTTTGCCAACGCCTGAGACAATCCGCCCAATACCAAAGACGTTACAAAGGTGGTCGCAAAATATGCAGATGCTCCAGTAAGGGCAAATCCAGCAGCGGCAAAGGTCGCGCTACCAACTGCGGCTAATCCAAAAGCAATTCCAACGCCTGTAGCTATACCCGCAACAATTACCGCTGCTTTTACTGCCTTTGCCATCTATACACTCCAAGCATTTATTGCCTGATTCATTGGTAACAGAATCAAACCGTTGTCAGACACAGCGGCTATTTTATCGCCAATGCAGATGCCAAGGGCTATTTCTTCAAGAGACTTGAACGAAACAACATCACCACGCCGTGCAAATTTATATGATTTTGGCGCACCCAGCGCATCGGTTGCTATGGACTCCGCGCCACCTGCTTTTAAAAGCCTTGAAGCGGCTCCTCGCTTGGTTTTATAGCCTCTGTAGGCTATGCCATGGTCAACGCCTGTAATTGCCTCTACGACGCTCACAGCAAACATACAACAGTCGTTAGTGCCCCATTCAAAAGGCTGTACTTTATCTATCTTTTCTTGCAGTCGTAATTCCCAGCCATCTATTCTCACGACCTACCCCAAGTTAAGGTTACTTCCTTCATTGCGGCCACGTACTCACATCCTAAGTCACCGGCAAACTCTCGCTGTTGTTCTTCGTGTGTATAACGCGTCTCTCGTGGCCTCTGCAAGTTGATTAATCGTGACTCATAGGTAATGCTGACGACTGATGTTTCGCCGTCTTCTAATATTGCCGGAATATCTAGCTTGCCCTCAAACATCATGTAAGGGTCTGCAATCAGCGCGTTGTTTACGTCCATAAAGCCGATAAAGACTTTGCCAGACTTGCCTTGCTGGGACTCACTTAAAGCCAAAGAAACAAACTCACTAGGCACGCCGCTTAATGTAACTGTCACGCCGTTGGCCTGAATCTCAGCAGTTTCTTGCACCGCAGAAATGCTCCCCAATGAACCCACACCAGTCCACACGTCGCCCCCGTAAGACAAGTCGCCGTAACCTGACCAAATTCTTACATAGCCAGACGAAAACAAGCCTTCGAATAGAAGTATTGGAGCAACTTCTGCTTGCTCAATTGCTGTCTGTACGCCAGTGCTTAAATCTCTCATATTGCCTCAACACAAGCAAATGTGATGCCGTAAATGCTAGCGCTGTCCATTGAATACTCCGTTTCGTTGCTGGCAAGCCTCCACCGACCTTGAGTGTTGTTCACCACAATAGTGTCGTTGTCATTTGGTGATTGGCGCAAATTAGGAAATATGTTAATGGTCGCGTTTCCAGATGCATCGCTGGTTACATCGTCTAAAACCTTATGTAGACTCGTTGTCTGACCAGAGCCTAGCTGCATCCAATCGCCAGCCTTTAATATTCCCGTCGTGCTAACTGTCCAGCCATTCGTTATAAGCTCACCTCCCGTTTGGCTACCTCCATTTACTAGTGGCGTTCCTGTGCCAACTCCTCTGGGCGTTGCGCTTGCTAAGTCACCAACTAAAAACGTGCCAAATTGACCATTCATTTTTAACAAGAAAGCCACCACCTGCTCTGCATCAGCTCGCTTCATTGGCGGTAGTGTAATCTCGGACTCCCACCACTGGCCTTGGTGCTTATAAACTTGCTGTTGACCCGTAAAAGGTGAAACCGAAACACCCACAACCGTCCTTGCTCGAATGTTAATCGTGCTTATGCCAATGCTAGGTGGAAAACTGACAGGGTAGCTGATAGCCATTTTTTACCTTAATGCAGCGCCAAATGAGCCGCCTCTTAGTTTAGCCTCTGCAACCGCTGATTTTGCTGCGTTGGCTATTTGCGGCATTAGGGTCATTATCTCAGCGCGAACGGTCTGTTGTACGCCAGTGCTTACATTTATGTTTTGCACCACAGTCACACCACCGCCGCCACCCATTGCGTTGTTTGGAACAATTGAGCCGCTAGCAGATGGTATAAACAACTCTGGACCGCGCTCGCCAACCAGGTGTGTCCTGCCCGATTGAACCGAGCCACCAATTGCCCTTTGGGTTGCAGGAACCGCTGCGCCACCAAATGCTGCGCCAATAACGTTATTTAAAGCGCCAGCTAAAGGTGCTGTAATTTGCCTCTGAATTACCATCCGAATCATGTCGTTGATAATTGAGCTGGCCATGTCTCGGAAAGCATCAGACGCGCTCTTAGTACCTTGAACCAATCCGACCAAACCATCCTCCAATTTAGATAATCCCCGCAGGGCTATGTCCTGCATCGAGTCCTCAACGGTCTTGATGCCATCTGCAAACTCTTTAAGTGGGCTTTTTTTAATTTGCTCTCCAAAACTTATTGTTGAGCCTGTCATTTGAGCCATTGCTGCATCGTATTGCTTTATTGTTATGCTCCCATCAAAGAATCTTTTATCCAGCTCTGTAATTTGGTTTATCATTTGGCCGCCGCGAGTCAAGGCGTTATCACTTATTGCAGAATCAACAGCATTTTTAACTTTGTCAATTTTTTCGCTAAATGAACCAGTTGAGCCAGTTAATTTCCTCATTGCCGAGTCGTAAATTTCAGCACTAAGGCCAGCTTCAAAATATAGATTATCAAGAGCCTTAATTTGGTCTGCCAACTCTTTAGCACGAACAACATCAGAGCCCCTTATTGCGCCTGCAATGGCGTCATTTATTTCGTCTATATATGTTTTAACATTCTTAACTGCCTTGCTACTTTCTACAGATACAGGTGTTGACTTTATTTTTGGCAACTCAACCAACGGAACCATTGGTAGTGCATTGGAACCTTGGCCTTTAAACGCAAACAGTGCCCTGTTGTAACGCTCTTGCGCCTCG